TGCATTGCAGTTCGCGACCGATCCCGCGCAACCGCTTGGCGGAGCAGACAGCAATAGAACTTCTCGCTGCAGCCTTCGACTGAGCAGCCATCCCCGCCGTCCGGGTGCGTGATGTTCTGCTTGCGCAGGACCACCAGCGGATTGCCGTGCCTAACCCAACGCTGATGGTGCATGTGGCAAAGACCGTTCGAGCGAACGGGATTCTTGCAGCCACGAACTGAGCACGTCGGCATCGCGTCTTCCTCTCTCTTTACCGGGGCATCCCTACACAGTTACGCAAAGGAGCTAAAGCTATGTCAACTGTGGTCCAGACGGCCTATCCCGTTCAAATGCGTCCTGGGCTTGAGGGCATGATCTCCGACATGTCCCCGAGCGCTGTGCTGACTCACGTGGTTGAAACCGCTGCAGGCATCACGTTCGGCAAGGCCTGCTCGTGGGGCACCGGACCGAAAGGTGCCATCCTCGGCGGCCCCAACTTCATCGGCCTGTCCGTGCGCGACATCACGTTGGTAGGTGCCAACGTTGATCCGCAGAGCTCGGCACAGAACCCGCTCGACTCCTACGGCTACCGCACCAACATCTCGTTGATGACGCGCGGTCATATGTGGGTGCTGCCGCAGGACATCGTGTTGCCCGGCGAGGCGGTCTACTACGACGAGACCATCGGCAAGCTCGGCAACGCCGCTGGTGGTCTCAATGCGTCGGGCTGGGTCAAGTTCGCTGCCAATCCAGCGGCGGGCTCCACGCTGGTGATCAACGGTGCCACGCTGACATTTGTGGCGACGGGCGCGACCGGCGATCAAGCCAATATCGGTGCCACCCTCAACGACACGTTGGTCAACGCCGTGAAGGCGATGAACGACTCTGCGACTGCGGGCTTTGCTGCATTGCAGTTCGCGACCGATCCCGCGCAACCGCTTGGCGGTAGCGGCGGTTCCGACACCATTCTGATCTCGTCAGTGGCGGCAGGGACTGCGGGCAACGCGCTCGCAATCACCTCCGGCCCCACGGGCATGACGAAGTCGGGTGCCACGCTGACGGGCGGCACTGCCGCGGCAACGCTGATCAATGGCGCTAAGTGGCGTCTGGCGGCAATGCCGGGACAGCTCGCTGTCGTCAGCCTCGGCATCCAGTATTAACCGTGCCCTAGGGCTGAGAGGAGCGATCACAATGCTGAGCAATTTTTACACCGCAGACGCGCAACAGCAGGCCCTCGGCTTTCTGATCGCGCAGACGACCTACATCGAGCCGGGCGTCTACAGAATGAAGTATCCCGAACTCAATTATCGGGAGCTGGTGCCGATCGACACGAGCGCACCGGAATGGGCGAAGAGCATCACGTTCTTCTCGGTCGACCAAGTCGGCAAGGCGGACTGGTTCTCGCACCTGGCGCACGACGTGCCGCTCGCCGACATCACCCGCGACAAATTCGAGATGGCGATCGAGATGGCCGCGGTGGGCTATCGTTACACCACCGAGGAGCTGCAACAGGCGATGATGGTCCCGAACGTGAACTTGGGACCGGAGCGCGCGGCCGCTGCGAAGCGTGCGGCGGAGGAGTTCATTCACTTCACCGCGTTGTACGGCGCGGCGGCAAAGAACTGGTTCGGGCTGATCAACCACCCGGCACCGACCGTGATCAACACGGCGCAGACGTGGGCCTATCGGGTCGCGAACAACCAAATCCCGATGATCATGCAGGACGTCAACGGCGTGCTCGCCAATGTGTGGCAATCGTCGTCCGGCGTCGAGATCGCGGACACGCTGCTGCTGCCGATGACGCAGCTCAACGTGCTCACGACCACTGCAATGCCGAACACCACCATGACCCTCATGCAATGGGTCGAAAAGTACAACATGTACACGCAAGAGGCCAAAGCGCCTCTGACGATCCGCGCCGTGCGCGGGTTGGAAACGGCAGGTGCAGCTGGTCAGCCGCGTATGATCGCGTACAAGAAAGACCCCGAAGTAATAAAAATGCATGTGCCCATGCCGCATCGCTTCCTCGAAGTGATGAGGACGGGGCCCATGATTTTCGACGTGCCAGGAATTTTTAGGCTTGCCGGGCTAGAGATTCGGCGGCCAGGGGCCATGCGCTACTTGGACGGGATTTGAGGCAACTCGAATCAAAATGGAAAGGCTGAGGCAATGACGGTATATTAGCGGGACCGGGCCACGCTTGCAACGTGGGTCCGGCCCCTCACCACCCGAGCGTAGGAGGCTCGAATGGCTAAGCGAGTATACCGCAAGACGTACCGCGCGCACGGCGACCTGCCGGCCTTCCTAGAAAAAGCCTGCGCGTACCAAGGCGATGAATGCCTGCTGTGGCCCTATGGCAGAACCGCCAAAGGCTACGCCAGGATCGGAGCGAAGAACTTCGGCACCGTCCTAGTCGCTCGCATCGTGTGCAAGCGCGTCCACGGCGAGCCGCCAACACCGAAACATGACTCCGCGCACTCCTGTGGCAACGGCCATCTCGGCTGCGTCACGCCGAAGCATATTCGCTGGGCAACCAGGAGCGAGAACTACGCGGATTCGGTGGAGCACGGCACAGCGTCGCGCGGCGAGCGCAATGGTCGCGCAAAGCTGACGTGGAAACTGGTCGAGCAAATACGGAAGTCCCGAGGATCGCAGCGATTGCTCGCTGCCAAGTTCAACGTCGATCAACGAACGGTGGGGAGGATTCTCCGCCGCGAAATATGGAGAGAGCCTAATGGCTGACGTGCCGTTCAACCCGAACATGCACCCGGTACCGCAGAAGCAGAACCTAGTGCGTCCGCCGCCGCCCGACCATCCGTACTTCGCACCGATGCGTCCGGAGCCGAGCTGGGAGCGGCTGCAGGAGCCGTCCTCGCGCGTCAAGGTGACGAACACCTCGGAGAACGGCCAGATACATGTCGTGATTGATCGCTTCATGGTCGGCCACGAGCTGCGGGGTGGGCAGAGCGTCGAGATCGAGATGATCAACGACGAGATCGCCCGGTTCCAGGAGATGCGGCGGCCCGACCGGTATTACCCGGTGATCGACCCGGCCAAGCCCGGCCGGCCGAAGCCCTTGCACCCGATCAAGATCGAGGGCGTGGGCTCCATGATCGAGGGGGCGGCCGAGCGCTACGACGAGCGCCAGCGGGCGCTATTTGCCGAGCGTGAGGCGGCGCGCGCGCAAGCGATGGCGGTGCCGAAGGGCAAGGGCAAGGGCTAATGGCCTCGGGCGCGGACATCGCTGCGTTCAGGATTGCGATCCCTGAGTTCGCGTCGATGACCGATCCGCAGCTCTCGAACGCGCTTGACGAGACCGATATGTGGCTGGAGGCGGGCTTGTGGCATCCGCCCGACTTTGTGTGGGCGCGGTGGTACTTGACCGCGCACAACATCAAGATGTCGCTCGGCATCGGCGGCGCAGTGGCCGGCGGTTCGGGCGGCAGCAGCGAGATCAGCTCCGACCTGTTCGTGCGGATGGTGGCGTTCGGCGAGCGGCGCGTCATGTTCGGCGAGCGCAAGGTGTCCACCACGGAGGGCCAGATCACCGGCCCCGGCGCGGCGGAGTTCGACGACACCATTTACGGCCAGAAGTTTTTAAGGTTGCGGAGTCGAAATATACCGCCGATCCTCACGGTATAGTAGCGGAGCCGACTCGCGTTGAAGCGCGAACCGGCCCCTGACCACAACGAGCATTGGAGGCTCGACATGGCTAAGAAGATCGTATTGCTGCGCCGGTTCTACGTCTACGGGATCAAGGTGGACGGCATCGTCCGGTACGTCGGCAAGGGCTGCAATGGCCGCATCTACGCGCACGTGGTCGAAGCCAAGAGCGGCAACCACTGCAACGAACAACTGAGCGCGGCGCTGCGAGACGGACGCGGCATCGAATACATCCTCTTCCGCGACGACCTGGACGAGCGCGGAGCGTTCAAGCTGGAAGCGGCTATGATCGCGAAGCACAAGGACCTTTGGAATAAACCGTTTCACGCCGCGCATGCGCTCAAGTCGCGCTGGCTCGATCCGGCGGCGCGCGCGAAGCACAGCGCAGCGATCAAGGCGAAGTGGCAAGACAGTGACTTTCGCGAGAGCACGAGGGCGAACATGAGGGAGGCGGCGAAGGTTCGCCCGCGCACGACACGCGGACAGTGGGGCTGAGCCATGGTGTTCTGGCGCGGCCCGCAGGTGATGATGGACAGCATCGTCGACGACTTCTTCGCTGAGCCGATGCGGTACGTTCCATGGGGCCCGGTGGGGATCGACGACGACGGGCAACCCGATCCAGCTCGACCGCCGTTGGACACGCGAGCGGCGCTCGTCATGCCGGGCGCGGCAGCATCGGGCGAGGCGGGTTCGGGCGCGCAGGGCATGACGGCAACATACTTGGACACGACGACGTGGTTCTCGATCACCGAGTACAACCTGCTGCCGTACAAGCTGAGCGACCTTCAGCAAGGCGACCGGGTGTATTTTCCCGACCGCAACGAGTGGTACATGATCGACCACCCAATGCCGTCGAAGACAGGACGGCCACAGGTTTACGTTTCGCGGATTCAAGAGAGCACGCTGTGATGGCGCAGTTGTTCGGCGCGTTCTACTGGAGCAAGGCCGACTACGACGCGATCATGGCCAAGTTGGATCAGGTCCTTTTCAACCAAACCAAACCGAGCAAGAGCGAGGAAAAGATCATGAGCGCGTTGGACGATCTGAAGGCGCAAGTTGAGATGAACACCAACTTGGAGCAGTCGGGGATTCAGTTGATCCAGGGCATCGCCCGCCAGTTGGAGGAGGCGAACAACTCGGGCGACAACGCGGCGATCCAGGTGTTGACCCAGCAGTTGCAGTCGAGCGCTGCCGCGTTGAGCGCTGCCATCGCTGCCAACACTGAAGTGACGCCTGTCACGTGAGCCTGCTGCGTCCGATCATCAGGAGCTGCGCCGTCGCCGCGCTCCGGGATCGGACGTGGGCCGGAGCCAACGTGTTCGACTCCGATTTGCAGTCGATGGCCGAGGCGATTCAAGGCAAGGCCGACAAGCCATACATAGTCGTCTATACGGACACTGACGACAGAACTCCTGCCTCGATGGCCGAGATGTATTCGGGCATCGGCCGCAAGATGCAGCTCGCAATCGAAATGGGCGTTGCGTCAGCTGTCGCGCTTCCGAACACCGAAGAAATCAGCGTGCGGTTTTCCGCTACGGACGAAGGCCTCGAATGGGCCTGCGACGTGATGGACGGCCAGATTATGGCCGCGTTGTGGGGCGACCCGGATTCGGTGTGGGGAGAGCTGTTGAAGCGGTTTGCGCCGCGCGTGTTGCGCGTACCGTCCCGGCGCGGCGGTCAGGGTTCTGGCGTTAAGTTCGCCGCGAGGCGCACAGTGTACGAGCTCCAAACGATCTATGAGATCGCGCCCGGTGTAGTGCCGCCGGACGTTCACCCGGTGCACGATTTCATCCGATTGGGCAAATCGAGCCTTGCGCCGGTCAACGTCGCCGATCGTGCGCGGACAGTGGAGAAGCTGATCGTGGAGAGCGACCCGCATTCCGCTTGGCTGATCGCCGCTGCGTACATTGGCGGCTCGCGGCAGTCGATCAAGAACATCCAGCCGGACGGTGTGCCGCCTCCGTGGGGCGAACCGGGCGTAGAGCTCAACGTCGAGCAGCCGCCGCTGGAAGAGATGGGGATGCATGAGCGCATCTATGACCTTGAGAAGCTAGACCTCGTGGACGACAACCCGTTCGAGTTGCCTGCGCCGTACGACGTGACAGTTGGGCGGCCGCAGTTCTCGGTGCCGAAGGTGACGCGGATTCCATGATCCCGACCTACAAGGTCGACGCCGAGGACATGCTCAACTGGGCGCGGTACATCGAGGAAATACCAAAGGTGACGAACGCTGCGATCGCGCGCGGGCTCAACACCTACGGCGATGGCGTGTTGGAAAGGACTGCGGCCAAGATTGCCGACAAGGCCGACCTGCAAGTCCACGAGGTAATGGCGACCATCGTTGTCACGCGCGCGACGCCGCGCAGGCTCGAATGGTCGATGGATGCAAGTGGAATCCTGCCACCATCGGGAGACTGGTCGCGGCCGTGGGCAACACGCGATCAGAACCAGTTCGACAAGCAGGTGCTCGTCAACATCACGACGATGCACGACAGGTTCTCGTGCGAAGTGTGTGAACAGGCGGCTGCGTCTGGGCCATACACGATGGCCGACATCGACACGATGGTGGCGAAGTGGAAGAACTTTGAGCCAGCAACTGGGCCAGCTCCGGGCTTCCGCACCAACCTGATCCATCCGAACTGCCGCTGTGTGCTGACGCCGTTCGCCAACAAGCGGCGGTTGCGAGTGACGTTCGGAGCTGGCGAACAGGAGATGTACACGGCCAAGGGTCTTGCGGACGCCATTGCCGGCGAGCTGAAGGTTTCGATCAAGGCGGTGAAGAAGAGGGCAAAATGACGAGTCCTTACCAGCGGCTGTTGCAGCGGTCTGCGGAGGCGAACCGCAACAATGGCGTAGAGACCAACCGGCAATGCACGATCAAGGAGGTCAAGGAAGAAGGCGGCGAGCGCAAGGTGCGCTGCATCATGGGCATCCGGCCGGACGGCTCGGAGTGGTTGAGCCCGTGGATGAGCACGCAGGAACAGCGCAGCGGCCAGGAGCGCTCGCAGTCATCGCTCAAACCGGGACAGAACGGCGTCATCCAGGGCTCGTTCCGGCAGGGCACGTTTTCGGCGCAAGGCGAGGCTGATCACGCGCCACAGCCAAAGCACGCGCCGCAGACCAATGGACCGTCACAGTCGGTGGGCAAGAAGTTTCGTTCCGCCACGCACGGCGGAGAGGACGAGCAGCAGCAGGGCAGCGGCGGTAGTGGCGGCAATCAGGGCAGCAGCGGCGGCGGCCAACAGCAGAAGCAGGAGAAGGAGCACTACTGGACCAACTACCTCGTCAAGGAAGACGAGAAGCTGGAGAAGTGGACGCCGCAATCGGGCAAGTCCCAGACCAGCAGCGGCTCTCAGGGCGGCGCCGGAGGCGGTGGCCTCAACCCAAAAGGCGGCCAGCAGCAGGGCAAGCAGGGCGAGCAGAAAAAAGAAGAGAAGGCGATGGCCGTCTCGATGCACGAGAAGATGGGCCACACGGCCAAGATCGGCGACGGCGACAGCGCGGTTCGCTACGCCGCGCACGAGAAGGGCGCCAAGATCAGGGCAGGGAAGGACAACTACTTCGTGTCCGAGAAGGACAAAAAGAACCTGATCAAGTCGAAGATCGACAACTACGTCCACGCCAAGGACGGCCAGAACTACGTCAACAAACCGTGGGTCATCAAAGACTCGCCGGACGATCCGGTCCCGAATCACGACGAGGCATAGGAGCTTGCCATGGTAGGAGTTTCAAACCGCATCATGCATCTGGTGAAGCAGGCCGGCGTGCCTGCCGCGCCGTTGCTCGAGTACGAAGTGCTTGACCCGCACCACGAGCCCGACCTGAACGGCGAGCTTGCCGGCGGCAAGGTCTACAAGAAGTCTGGCAAGGAGTTCGTTAAGCTGACCGAGGATCAGGCACGGTTTTACCTCGACAGCGGCTCGATCAAGAAGGTTGAGGCGGCACCGGACGCGCAGGCGCAGGCCGCTCCGAAGAAGAAGTAGCAGCTCGCCATGACGCTCCCGGCCGACCTCGCCGGCGGCTACCTGCCGCAGCCCGGCGAAATACGGGCGGAGAACGAGCAGGCCTCGCGCTATTACCGTGTCGTCAACGCGATCTGGCCGGACCTACTCAACCAGAAAAGCATCATCGCGCCGGTCCGCAACGGCGTGAACCGCGAAACCGGCATGCTGATGCAGGGCTGGGATCACGTCGAGCAATCGATGAAAGTGATCTTCGCCACTGGTTTCCATGAGCGCATCTTGCGGCGGTGGGTGGGCTCCTACGTCCCTCACATCCTGGGCGAGATCGCGGTGCCGCGGATCATCACGCGCTTCCACTGGGCGATGGCAGAAAGCATCGAGCTGTGGGAACCGAACTACCGCATCCAGACGGTGTTCTTCATGGACACCGCGATCGAGCAATGGCAGCCGACCGAGACGTTCGACGTGGCGGGGGAGTTCAGGCTCGGCCACGTGTTCTTCCGCACCGAGGGCAACTACCGCCCGCGCGCTCATCTGGGTGATCCGTCGCCCTACATCCGCCGGGCCAACACGCTGCTGAGCCGTGGTGGCGAAATATGGGACCCGGCGCTCGGCGGACAGGTGAGCTGACATGGTAACCTTGGTTACCCCGACCCCGTCGCGCTTTCCGGTCATCCAGCCGGAGCTGCTGCAGCGCCCGTCGGTGTTGGAGACCATCGACACCGACAAGATCATCGACGACCGCATGCTGCGGTTCAAATTGCGTTGGGCTGAGGAAGACCCGCCAAACGCTGCACAGTACGACATAGCGCAGCTCGAGTTCGATCCGATCAAAATCCTGACGGAGAACGCGGCTTATTTCGAGCTGATGCTGCGGGACAGGGTTAACCAAGCCGCGCGCGCTGTGATGCTCGCGTTCTCGTTTGGCACTAACCTAGACGGCATTGCTTCGCGCTACCCGGGCGGCGTTCCGAGGCAACCGGGCGAGAGCGACGACAACTACCGCCGCCGCATCTGGTTGAGCCCAAACATCCTCGGCCCACATGGAACGACGGAGAGCTATGCTTTTTATGCGCTGAGCGCTTTAGGGGCGAACGTGTTGCGGGACGCGGCCGCGTTTACCACGCGCGGCACCGGTATTGTGACGATCCCGATCCTCGTCAACATCCCAACGTTGGCGCTGTCTGAGCAACAGGTGTTGTTCATTGTTCAGAAGCAGATCAAGACCGGGCTGATCGATCCACTCAAGGTGTCATTCGAGATCAATCCGGGCCCGCCGCCGATCCCTACGAACGACCAAATCCTCGAGGTCTACAAGTACATCATCGCCGACACACGCAAAGGCTTAACGGACGAGATCGTCATTGCGCGGCCGAAGGTGTACCAGACCCGCTACGACATCTCGTTGAAGACGTTCCCTGGCTACGACCTTGCTGGCGTGCTGACCAACGTTGTGACGGGGTTGATGCAGTTGGTCGAGAAGCAGCGATGGCTGGGCTACGATCACACGATCATGAACATCGACGGCGTGCTGACCGATGCTGGTGGCGTATACAACCGGGTCATCAAGCAGCCTCAAGGCGACGTCGTCGTCGGCCAGGACAGCGTAGTGTGGGTGACGCACATCGACATCACATGGACGGGCGTCGGCGAGTGAGCGTCGCGGTCCGCACTGTGATCGCGGCTTTGATCGCGGTACTGATCGCGGTCGCCATCGTGCTGCTGCTAGATCACGGCAAGTATTGTCCGGAGGACCAAGTGAGCGTGCTTAGCACTGATCGGTGGGTCTGCGTTAAAGAGGGAGGCAAGACATGACCCTGGGCCTTTGTTTCTGGATTCTGATGCTGATCTGGTTCGTGTTCGGACTGATCGTTCACTTCGGCTACATCGGACCTTACGGCGCGCTCGGCAGCACGCTCTTGCTGTTTGTGCTGTTCTTGTTGCTAGGATGGAAAGTGTTCGGCGCTCCGATCCATGGCTGAACTGTACCCGGTCGAGAACGACTACCCCGACCCGTTCGAGATTCCGCCGGCTGAGCGGATCGCGAATCCTGGTGCGCTGACGCTGTACCGATCGGCGACCGGGTTCGAGAAAGCTGCCGCCGACACCGATGCCGAACGGTTGATGGACATCTATGCGGAAGCGATCATCGACCAGTGGAATCCGTGGCAGGTCGCGTTTGAGCACCTGCCGTTTCTCGCTTGGGCGATGGGCGTCAACCTGTGGGAGAACTACTGGGATGAAACGTTCCGGCGCAACTGGGTCGCTCGCCAGTGGTACCTGAAGTCGGTCAGGGGCAAGCGCGCAGGCTTGGACGAGTTCGTCTCGGCGGTTCGTGGTCATGTCAAACGCTGTGTCGTTCCTCCCGCGCGCGCATATGGCACGAAGAAGCAAACGGCTGAAGAGCGTGCTGCCTACGTCGCCCGCTTTCCTCAGCTCCGCATCTACCCGTATGTCGCGCGCGAGCAGCTTCGATGGCTGTGCTTTACCGGCAAGCACTACGACGGCACCGGGCTCAACCGCATCTTTCAGAAAAACGGATCGTTCCTTGGCCCGAACTGGAAGCTGTACCCGACCGTGCAAGACGCGGGCGGCAAGTACACGCGGACGGCAACGATTTACGAGCCGCGGACCGGAGTCGAAACGACCCTAACGATCCGCAAGGTCGAGAAGATCAACATGGGTCCCGGCGCCGGCTGGGGCTACACGCCGGGTGTCTCGCAGTATGACGAAGAGGTGATCCTGCCGCTGGAGAAGCGGCCGAACTACTTGATTGGCGAGGCAGGCAAGTTCCTTGGCGGTGCGGGTAAATACGGCATCTTTCTCGGCATCCAGCTTCCACTCCGGACGATCAGCATCGGGCGCAGTGGCTTCCTCGATTTCTACCAAGGGAAGGCACAATACCAAACGATCTTCCCGCAGGAGGAGCTGCTGAATGTGCGGCCGGAATACGTTGCGATCCGGCATCCGCGCAGACCGACCGAGCTGTATGCGGCAAGGGGTGAGTACCTGTCGCGGCCGTCCAAGCTATGTTCTCATCTCGTGGCGTCGTCGCTTGAGGTAGGCCCGCCGCAGTTCGGCCGCGCAACCGCTAAGGGCTTTGCCGGCGATGACTTGGAAGTCAACTCGCCCGTGATCGGCGTCGGTGTGCTCAAGCAGCGTCACGTGATCGTGGCGAACAACCTAGTGACGTCGATGCTGTGGTTCGGCGAACCGGGCTACCGCATGAAGAACGCGACAAACCTGAACACATCGTCTCCGGTGTTCGGAACGGCGTTGCTGCGGTACTCGGCGTTTGCCGCTCCTGCGTCGGCGGGACATCCGACGTTCACGGTTCCTGTGTTCAAGCAGGGCCACAAGCTCAACTCGTTTGCGATCATCGTTTCCGCGCCAACATTCACGCGTCCTGGCTATGCAATCCGCACGGTCAACATGACGGTCGGCTCGCCGGTCCTCGGCGCGCCCGTCCTGACCCATAACTTCTAAAACACATGCCAATCCAACAGATCGTTCCGCGCGATTTCAGCACGGGCTCGCCAGAGCTCGGGCTGACGCGTGTGCGCGGAGGACGGCCAACAGGCAAGTTCTTGCCGCGCTCCAATGCGTGGCAGTTCATGTACGAGCGGTTCTACTTGTTTGATGCCGACCGAGCGCCGGACCAGCGTGCGGCGTCGTACTACATGGGGGCTTGCCGCTTTGGCATCCACAAGTACACGGCGGAGGCGCTGATCAAGATCACGGCTGACATGCCGCAGTTCTACGTTTCAACCACGCGCTACCTACGCGGGTTCTTCCGACCGAAACAGAATGAAGCGATCCCGCGATTGCTGCGGGGCGTGCGCGCCAGCATGGCCGTTCGCGACACGATCCTTGTCGACACGACCGTGACCAGGACCATCCAGCTCCGCGACGTGCGCGTCCCAGACGGGCGTCACTACGTCGGCGAGCAGACCGAGAACTAGCCTTTGAAGCTCTGCAAGTACGCGGCCATGGTGATTAGCAGATCGGGATCGTCCTGCGCGGCACCAATCGCGATGTTGCAGGTCGAGCAAAGAATGCCACGCACCTGGTTGGTCTCGTGGTCGTGGTCGACGCACCACCCTGCGAAGCCGATGCGCTTGGTGCTCGCCCAGCCCTTGCCCTTCGACTTCGCGCCTTGCATGCCGCTGCGAACGTAGTTGGTCGTGGACTTGCAGATCGCGCAGCAGTTTCCTTGCGCCTCTAACATCGCGGCGTACTGTTCGAGCGTCAGGCCATACTTCTTAAGACGGAAAATGAACTGGGCACGGTGTCTGGTCTCTGCCCATTTTTCGGGATTCTGTTCGGCCCATCGTTTCGTGGCAGCGGCGGTGATCTCTCTGCGCTCCGGCGTCGAATAGCGCGCAGCATTGATGGCTCTGCGGCGAGCTGGGTTCTCTTTCGCCCATGCGGTAGCGCGCTCGACCATGGCCTCTTGGTTGCGCTCGTAATATGCGCGCCAGGACTGACGTTTCCGTTCAGCGCGACTCAACTTGTACCGACCAGGTGGTCCAGCGAAGAAGTGCTCGGTCAGCGCGTCTGGTGCGATCTCGTAGCGATACATCGCTCATGCCTTTCTCAAGGAGCTTCCCGATGGAGAAGACGGAAGTACGTCTAGACTTTATAGCACACATCCAGAAGGGGAGCTAAGCCATGGAAAAGATGGTGGTTTTCCGTGACAACCAGGAGCTTCAAGCCGAAGACTTCCTTAACCAGCAGGGCTGGGTCCAGCAGAGCCTCGATCACGTCGTCCTTGACGCAATCAATCCCGCCAAGGCGTACAGCGGCTTCACACTGACCAAGGCGGCGCAGACGACGATCAAGACATCGCAGGGGCGGCTCTACAGCGGCGGCGCGGTGTACGCGCGTGAGGATGAGGTCAGCATCGACCTCTACAACCAGCTTCCCGTCACGGCGCGAAAGTATTTCGCGGTGGTGGCGTGGGGCCAGACGATCGATGAGGACATCCAGCCCAGAAACTTCCTGATCGACGCCGACACCGGCATGGCAGAGCCGCAATCGGTGGCAATGCAACGCACGCGCTACTGCAACATCTCAACGGTCGCCGGCAACGAGAGCGCCGACCCGCAGTTCCCTGGGGTGGAGGCGACCTACCTGCTGATTGGCTATGTGCTGTGCGATCCGACCGGGATCATCTCGTTCACGCAGGTGACGGACACCCAGCTCGACAACCTCGAGCTGGTGGCAGCGCGGCTCGCGCAGATGGAGGCTTGGCGCGGCGTTGCGCAGGGCATGATCGACACCCTGCGCACGGACTTGGCCAACCTCGCGAGCCAGATGCTGCTCTACACGTTGCTGACCCAGTTCCAGCAGTTGGTCGATCTGGTCAACGAACTGTGGACCTACGCGCACAGGCCGGAGGCGTTCCAGTGGTACGGCACCGACCGTTTCTTGGATGAGGACGAGAGCGATCTGGCGGCCAACGTGAGCGGGGCGTATTCGGCCCGGATCGAGGAGGGATTGCGTTTTCCGCCCGGTGGCGTCGGCTGGAGCGGCCCGCTGCAGCTCCTCAATCCAGCCGAGCGCGTGATCCAAGCGTTCGACGGGTTTGTGCTGCCCAAGCCCTCGGGCGCGCGTGTACGCTATGATTGTTCGTTCCCGGACAAGCCTTGGACACCGGTCAGAATTTTGACGTGGGGGTTCTGGAACTTTCCGGTGCGTCAGCTGACACCGTCACGCTGGCGGTTCCGGTTCGGCCCGAGTTTTGTGCCGTGGCCTGCGGCGAGCGTCTGGTGGTTCGAAGCTCAGCGCGATCCGACTTACCACATCCTTAGCTTCACGACCGAAACGTGGGAGCAGGTCGAGTGGCAGGAAACGATGATTCACAACGAGCAGAGCCTGTATTGGCCTCGCCATGGCTACGATCGTTGGAATCACTACTGGCGCGACTGGGTCGAGCCCCATCACTGGGCCAAGGTTTACACCGACTTCAGCCACAGCGGTAACCACGGCTGCCAAACGTTCTACAACGCGCAGGACGGCTGGCTTTCCGGCATCACGCTATTCTCGCATCGGCAGCTCTACCAGCCACTGTCGCTCATCATCTCGGGCTGCATGGAGGACGCCACACCAGACCAAGGCAACCAGTCGCTACGGCGTGCTGTGCTCGACGCTGCGAGCGTCCAGACCTGCTACGGCCAGCCGGTTTACGCAGGCGACATCATCGTCGAGGACGTGATTACAGTCATCCTGGGCGGCCTGTTCTGGATGAGCCTACCGACTTACAACGTGATCCCGACCTATGTCTGGCCAGTCCGCATCAACTTCCCGCCGGTGTTCCTGACGCAGGGCCAGCACTTCGGCATCCACGTCCACTCGACGTTCGATCACGAGTTCTCGTTTTGTGACAACGATGCGGCCTACCAAGTGTGCCAAGGCCATTTTTGGTACAACGACGGATCGACGTTCCGCGCTTGGTCGGGCGGTCCGCGCGTCATGCGGTTCCGGTTGCATTTCTGCACCTGGGGACGCTGGGGCGATCAGTCGAGCCCGGGCGGTCAGCTCCGCTACGAGATCAACCTTGCGCCGCTCCAACTCCCCGGCGGCATTGGCGGCGTAGACGTGCTTGCCGAGCACATCATCCCAGCGGCGTGCGATCTGCACTACGAAGTGATGGTGGACGGTGTGTGGCAAGCGTTCCAGCAAGACACGCCGGTCCTCGACGGCGGCGATCCGCTACTGCAGTTCCGAGTCGTCATTACGGGTACGACCGACCTGATGCCCGGGTTCTCGTTGACGAACAGCGAGGTCGAGCTGATGCGCGCGTCAGCTCCGACCGTGCATCACATCTCTAAACCGATCACGACTGCGAGCACTCAGCACGTCAAGGTGATCAGCAAGCTGAAGAACTACGTTGAGGCGCACCACGACCTCAGCGTCGCGCTGTACTACGGCGCGACCTACGACACTGGAGGCACGGCGCAGGACGAGTTGTTGGATGACGGCACGATCGTCCGCACGACGACATTCAGTCCGGGCGTTGGGGTCACCTCGTTCCGCATCATCCACAACGGCGCGAACGACGGCGTTGGAGCACCGTTCATCGTCGGCGAGCGCATCGCGTTCACGCAACCGCCATGAGCAGGAGGAGGTGAGAGATGGCAGCAGAACCAACCGGCTACAAGGTCACGGTCAACAAGTGGTTCAAAGCCCACAACGTGACATTCCGGCCGGCCGAGACTGAGGGGCAAAAGAAGGGATTCCCGGTCTACCGGGTGCCGCTGTCCGTCTACAACGGTACGACGGACGACGGCACGCCGTTCGCCGACTTGTGCGCTACCGCAGAGCCGGAGTACCCGCGCGAATGACGCTCAATGTCTCATATGTCAACGACCTGGAGGTTAAGTCCGAGCGGACGCCTATGGACAAGGCGTTCTATAACCGCCGGTTCAAGGCGCTATGGGATGAGCTTTACCGGCTCGACGCCGAGTTCGCTGGTTTTGGTCAGGCTGAAGACACGTTGATTCAGCTCGGGCTCGTACGCATCAACACGGTGCTCGGGCCCGCGCTAACGACGATTCAGGCGGCAGCCGAGCTTGGTTTTCTGACTTGCCGGGTGACGGGAGCGAACCATTCTCTCGTGCCGGGCGAGTTTGTCGGCTGGACGGTGACCGAAGGTGCCGACCTGTTCACGCCAACGCATTTCTGTCTGGCGTTGGACGAGACCGACCCGAGCAACTGGGGCATCCTCTCCATCGACCCGGATGGATGGCACTCTACGACCGGCGATCTTTCCACTCACGTTGTGTATGCTAGCAAGACCCAGACCAGCAGCCAGTGGCAGATCGCGGCCCATGCGGGTGTTCTTCCGGCGATGGAGGACCTGCTCGTCCAGTCGGTCGCTGCCAAGGACCAGTCAGTGGCGGCGATGAACACCGTCACTGCCGACATGGTGACGGTGCAGGGCCTGATCGACGCGGTGCAGTCCGGGCCGGTGGCCTCGGTGGCGGGTAAGACCGGCGCGGTCACGTTGATCATCGGCGACATCGCCGGCCTAGTGGATGCGCTGGCGTCGAAGGCGACGACCGGGTTCGTGACATCGCAGGTGTCCGGCAAGCAGAACGCGAGCGCCAAGCTCGACGCGTTCGTCAACTTGGTGTGGGCGGCGAACAAGGTCCAGTATTCGACCGGCGCGGGCACGCTCTCGCAGTTCGACATCACCGACTACATGAAGACGCTGATGGACGACCCGGACGTGAGCACCGCGCTCTCGACGCTGGGCGTCACCACCTACATGAAGACGGTGCTGTCGGCGCCTGATTCCGCCACCGCGCGCGGAGCACTGGGAGTAGCAGCGCCTCCGGACGTTCCGGTCAAGGCCTCGATCGCGACCGTGGCGGCCGGCACCGACGACG